CACCAGCGATGGCCCACGTACAGTCAATGTCAGTCGACGCCCAGCTCGGTATTTGAACCGCGCCGTCCATCGAAATGACGTTTGTGTACGCATTCCCCGCTGTCGTATCCGTCTTCGTCGTCCCAATGTTTGTGCCGCCGGCCTGGGGGGCCAGAACCACAACCATCGAGTTCGACGTCGAAGGATTCAAGGACAAGAGTTGAATTGTCTGTTTTCTCACGCGCAAGCGTGAGAAGTGCTTCATAAGGTCAGTAGTGTACGACGCCCCGACGATGGAGTCGGCGGGTGCAATCGGTACATTACCGGCCCCCGACGTCGACGCACACATCGTGTACGTCTTCGTCGGGTCCACGCAATAGACTGAGTCAGTAGCTCCAAGTGTGCCGTTTCCGACATACGTGTAGCCTGCCAACCAGGACATTTCGTGCATTTTGAGGTCACTCAGACCAATTCGTGGCAACGTTGTTGCCACAGCAGCTCCAGCATAGAGTTGGCGTGTCGCCGCGAAACTCGCGGCGGCGCCAACCGGTAGACTCCGAGCTTGAGTCTTTCCTATTGAGTTTGTTTTGTTCTTCTTTGAAGTCATTGCAGTGTAGTGAGGCCAGGGCTGCAACCCCGGACTGTTCGTCCTGTCGATCCACATCGCAGTGATGGGCACTCCGTGCAGTCTCTCGGCATTCTGTTTAGCACGCTCTGTTACCAGTTGCGATCGTCAGTGGTCGTCCCTCGAATTCTCTCGGGACTCACCGATTCTTCACCGTAACCTTGTCTCAACGTTTTGGGACACGACATGATCGTCGTTCGACAGAACCTCACACGCCTTGCAGTTTAACGTCTTGCGGCGCAGGACGCATTGTTGACTATCGGCCCAACCAATCAGTCTCGTAGAAGACAGAGATTTGCGTCTCCGCCCACGAGTTGATTACGTCGAGCTGACCTTCAACAGACTTCAAGGAAAACGATTGAAGTGGAGGAGGTTTGACACGGGGTCGAATGACCAATTCGACATCCTCAAGCTCATGCAATTCAATTTCGGTTAACGGGGAAATCCGCCGCGTACGCGACAGACCCACCCCCGCCAACCTGATTGAACCCGGCTTCAGTCCGTACTTTCGAACTTCACGTCGCGTCAGCAGCCTCGATCTAGGCACGATATCGTCACCGATAAAGCGCTTTGGGTCAAAAGCCCGCTGCCACAACATGAACCGTTCTGAATAATCTGACTGATGTTCAAAGGTTTCATAACCGTTGAACTCCAACGCCTCGTCGGTTTTCCGAGATCGAAGCGCTGGAACCAGCTTGAAGTCAAACATCCTCGGAAGAACCTTACGAATCTGATTCAGTACACCACCGCCATTTCGTTCACGAACCGTCAACGAAATTTGCGGGTGAAGGAGCATCGCCGCGGCAACACGGCGCTGTTCCCTGGTGTATCGCACCGGCCAACGGCTCAACGGGCGTATGCCAAATCCACCAAGGTGGACTGGCACATACCAGTTGGGTCGGAAGCCTGAATACAGATATCGCCACGACTGCCAACGTCGAAAGACGTCGGGTACGATTGCCGCAGTCCACTTGGCTCTCGAGATCATCCGCTGCACGGCCGGACCAATCTGATCTGGAGTAGCTGCTGAGTCGCCCGTTTTCAACGAGGTCCCAGTAACTAACTTCAAATTCAGATAGTCATGCCGATGCATCAGACCATCTCGATGCAACCGAAAGACTTGCGAATTAATCATACAACAGTCGCGCGATAAGTAGTTCTTCCCAATTGAGATGTGCAACCCAACCGAACGCGCCAGTTCGATGAAGGCCGTGTAGAACACACGGTCACACTTGAACAGCATGTCGTCTCCGTTGACAACGACCGCATTCATGCGTTTGTTCATCCAGACACCTCGTGCCTTGGCGTCGCCTGGAAATCGACGGTATGCCTCATCAGAGACACACTGTTGATAAACAGACAAGTTGGTTACACACAAAAATGGAAACGACAGTGGGTGCCCCATCGGCTGTCGTTCTCCACTCTCAATTTCACTTCCATCGGGGTAGATAATCTTTCCG